CTACGGCGGCGGCCGGCCAGTCATCTGGCACCACATCGCTGCAGCTGACGACGCTGCAGCCAGGAGCACGCCGCCAAGCCACCACAGCGCCCTGCCGAGCTTGCCCGCGCCTGCCACTTGCTGCTGCATGCCAAGATAGTCCTTCACGCCCGGCTCGATGGCATCCAACCGTTCATTGAGGCCCTTCACCTCTGTCCGCAGAGTGTGGATTTCCAAGGTCAGGGCCTGCAGTTCCTCGTGCATCCTGCGGCGGCTTTCGGAGGCATCCTTGTGGCTGTCGCTCAGTGCGGCAACTGCGCCAATGAGCTTGCCAATTTCGATTTCGATGTTGCTGGCGGTCACGGACGCCATCCGCACAGCGCGGCCCCCTTTCGATTGTGGGCCAGCACGTCGGCGACCTCCTGGTCCGACAATGCGTCCTGCGCCACATCGGCCAGACGGATCGGCTTGGCGATGTCGCAGAATGAGCCCGTGGCCCTGGTGCATGCCGCCATTCCCGAGACGAACGCGATCAGCATCAACAGCCAGACAATCCAGCCGATCATCCGCTTCACCATCTCTTCAGCTCCTCACGCGCTCTGTTCGGCGGCAGCGCGCCGATGTCGTTGTCGACCTGATCGGCAACGTCCCTCGCCTTCTGTTCGGCCCTGGCCTGCCTGTCGCGCTCCAGGCGAGCGCCACGGCTGTTGCCCTTCAGGAAGGCCACCAGGGCAGCCAGCAGGCCGCCCATGATCGCGATGAGGACGGGATTGGAGAGGATGAAGCCGAGGATGGTCATCGGCTCGGCTCCCGGCGCCGGCGCAGATACTCGGTCATGACGCCATTGGCCACCAGCACCCAGGGGAACCAGTCGGCCGGGATGACGGGCTGAAGCACCGACGGATCAACATATGTGACCGCCACGGCACCCGCGCCAACAGCGGCCTGAAGACGGGCCCAGAAGATGGTTTCGCTGTCCTTGAAGAAGTGTTTGATGCGGCTCCACATGATCAGTGACCCTTTCGCAGGAAGAGCGCGGCCAGCGCCCTGGCGATGAGCTGGAAGAAGAAGCGGACGCCCCCGGCGGCGGGCGGCTCCGGCGCTGTTTTGGCAGGCCGCAGAACGACCATCGGCCCGGGGACATCGCCCGGCATTTCGTCGTTCTCCGCCGGGATCGTCGGACGCGGCCGGTGTGCGAGGCCGAGATAGAAGCCGGCGCGCAGAGCTGCTTCGAAGGCGCTGGCGTAACCGGCGACCTTGTCGCCATTGGCCTCGACATCGGGATTGATGATCGCCCTGGCGCCGCGATAGTCGGCCTTGTCGCCACAGATGAAGTCGGCCAGCTTCTTGCCCGTGAACAGGCCGCGCTGCATTCCGGCGACGAGAATGCGGGCCGACACGTCGATCTCGCCGGCAAGGTCGGGATTGCCCAAGAGATCGAGCCCGAGCAGTTCGCCGAATTGCGCATAATTCTCGCGGCCGGTCATCTGCGGAAAACCGCGGCCTCTGAAGAGCCAGCCATCGTTCGGACCGCTGTTGCCCATGCGCCCGCCATAGACCTTGTTGGCAAGGACCTGCGGGTTGCGGACATAGGGCAGCGCATCGCCAAGCCCGGGAAAGCGCTTCGGCCAGACGGCCCGGATGCGCTCGGCCGACGAATAGACCAGGTTCTCGGTCTTCGGCGCCATGCTCGAGCCGACTTCATGATAAGGTGTGGCCAGCACATAGGCTGCCTGTCGAAGCGGCAGGCCGGCTGCCTGTATCTCGCTCAGCAGCGCTTCGAGGCCGGCCACCTGGCCTTGCGAAAGCGACGTTGCGAACACGCCGGACGAACGCGCGCGCAAGGCCGCGTAGAACTTGCTACGGTCCATGGGGTTCCTCATGTTGTTTGAAAAATGGCGGAAAATGGCGCGTTGTCGGCCTTCTGGCGGCCTGCGGATGACCGGATACGGGAAAACCACCCGACTACGGGGTCCAGTCATCGCCTTGGCGATCTTGACCGCTCACGGATCCTGGGCATGGCCGAAATCGAGAACGCCGAGACTGTCGTCATACATGCCGAAGTGGCACATGCGCTGGATGAACGCACAGTTGTCATCCACCTGTGACAGGCGTCGATACGCCGGTTCAATTTCCGACCCAGAACGTGGTATCGGTGAAGAAGGGGGAGCTTCCGAAGTGGAAGCCACCAAGCCGGACTAGGAGGCAACGATAGGTTTTCTTAGAGAATTCCGAACCCGGATTGGACTGCGAGAGCCCAGACTTCGTGACTATTGGCCCGAGAAGAAACGCCGTGATCAGGCGCCGCTTCTTGGCATAGAGATCGGCCGATACAGCTATGGCGCCCACCTTGAACGCATGAACCATTATCGGGCCGAGGACGAACCACTAACCATCGGTTCGTTTTGCTCCATCGGCCCGGACGTCGCCTTCTTTGCCCACACCGATCATAGTATCGGCAGGACCACGACTGCCCCGCCGCACTTCTTCGGCGCGAGCAAATCTGAAGGCATTATCTTCAAGGGACCGATAATCTTAGGTAACGACGTCTGGATTGGTCAGCGATCCATGATCATGCCCAACGTCCGTATTGGGGACGGCGCTGTCATCAGCGCGGGGAGCGTCGTAACCAAGGATGTTGCTCCGTACGCTGTCGTTGGTGGCGTCCCGGCAACACTCATCAAGCTCAGGTTTCCTGCCGAGGTCGTGCGTGGGCTTCTGGAAGTTCGCTGGTGGGACTGGAGCCACGAACAGCTAAGGGCCAACAGGGACGTTCTTATGGGTCGGCCCGAGGCGCTTCTTGATCGGCATCTGCCGGGTTGGCGCACACCGCCGATGGCGGCGGAATGATCAGGCCTGAGAGAGGGCCAGTATCTTGGTAGCTCGTACCTGATCGAACAGGTGCACAGCGACCATCTCCAATGGTGGCCAAAGATCATGATCGCTACGATTATCAGCCACGTGCCGTCTTGCGACAGATCCAAACACGCCAGACGAGCGCGCACAAGGCCGTGTTAAACTCGCTACGGTCCGTGGGATTTCCTTATGTTGTGGGAATGTCAGCCGCCGTCATTCCGGCAGGGCGCAAGCCATGGGCGGCAAATTCAGAGACAGTTGCGAAGGTTCGGTTTCGTCATCGTCAGGGGCTAGAACCCGCCTCGCGACGTCCGGATTGGATGTGTCCTTGAGCCCAGCTTCGCGCGCCTGTATATGGGAATGACTTGCTTACCCGTCATACTTGTGTGAGCACTGTGAAGACATTTCTCATTAACCTTGACCGGTCCCCTGCTCGGCTCGATTTCATGCGAGGGCAGTTTGAAACGATTGGCGTTGACTTTGTCAGGATCCCTGCGGTGGACGGGGCGACGCTTGCTCGTAGCGAGTACTCGGGCAGCCCTCTGGGCCTGGGTGAAATCGGGTGCCTACTAAGCCATCGAGAGGCTTGGCGCCGGTTGGTGGCATCACAGGACAAGTTCGCTGCGGTTTTTGAGGACGATGCCAGGTTGAGCCGCGGCATTTCGCCGTTGCTGAAAGACCGCGGATGGATCCCGCCAAAGGCGGGAATTGTCAAACTGGAGACAGTTCTTTTCAAGATCCGCCTTGCTGGCCGTCCGATCGCTGCGAAATCCCGCGTTTTGAAGCGCCTTGTCTCCAATCACCTCGGTACCGCCGGATACATCATTCGCCGGGATCAGGCAGAGCGTTTGCTATCCTTGACCGCAACATTTCAAGCTCCGGTTGACCACTATATGTTTACCGAGCCGTATCTGTCGGAAGGCGTCGTCTACCAGATTTCGCCTGCGCCGGTGTTGCAACGCAGCATCTTTGACGACATCGGAGACGATGGGGCGTTCACAAGTCTTCTCGGGCATGGAGACGGGGCGTCAAAGCCCAAGCCCAAGCGCCCGATTCATCGGAAGTTCGCGGATGAATTGTTGCGGCCCTTTCGGCAAATCAGGTGGAAATTGGCTGGCATCGAGCGAACGATTGTGCGGTTCGACTAAACTGCGGCGTCCCGTCCTGTAAGGACCGGAGCGCGGAGCGCCCTGCGTAGGTGCGTCATCGCTATGATGACTTTCTCAAACAACCGCAGAAAGAGAAATACGCCCCTGACGCAGCGTAATTTTTTGCATCCAAAGTTTTTCGCCACCTGGCATAAGAAAATATCATGCACAAATCGCCAAATCCCCCATTGAATGTTTGACGCCTTAAGCGTAGGCAATCGCCGATTTCTTTGGGGACCATCTTGGCGCAATACGATACAAAGTTCTTTGAACTACGCTCGCAAGAGACGCCGGTCGCTGATGCGATCCTGAGCACTATCTTTCCAGCCCTCCAGCCGAAATCAGTAGTCGACCTGGGCACTGCCGTAGGCACATGGCTTGCCTCCGCAAAGAAGTTCGGGGCCACGAAGGTCGTCGGCATAGATGGGCCATGGGTTCCCGCTGATCAACTTTTGATCGAAATTAACGAGTTTGTTCGCGCAGATTTGGAAGGCCAACTTCCGGATCTTGACGCAACGTTTGACCTCGCAATCTCAACTGAGGTGCTCGAACATATCTCCGATTCTGCCGGCGAACGGGCAGTTGCTTGGCTGACACGCCAGGCGCCAGCCATTCTTTTTTCGGCTGCAATCCCAGGTCAGGACGGCCAGTCGCACATCAACGAACGGTGGCCCAGCTCATGGGCTGCACGGTTCGAAGCCCATGGCTTTAAGATTTACGATGCCATCCGCCCGAAGATTTGGGGCAACCCCGTGGTTCCCTTTTGGTACAAGCAAAACCTGCTTTTCATCGCCAAGGAAGAGATTGGGGAGCGTCTTGGACTTTCACCCGTCCCGGCGGCTGCCGTCGATCTGGTTCACCCCGAACTGTTCGGTCACAAGACCAGCAAGATTAGCGATCTTGAAGCGAAGAAGCTTCGAAACCGCGTCCGCAAGATGTTCGGCATGAAGAGCCGTCCAAGTGGTGTCGCCTGATATGACCGCCCTGCTCTACACAGGCATAGGCTTACTGATCTTTGCAGCCGGCTTCACCGCCGGCTTCCTAAGCGGCAGGCGGGACAGCACTCCACTTCCGCACCAAATCAAAGACGAGTCTTAACCGCTAGTGGCTTCACGCAAAGCATGAAGTATGACAACAACATCACGCTATGCCTAACTGCCGGCGGCCGACCCGATCTGCTGGAAAAGACATTGCGCTCCCTGCTTGCGGCAAATAGCTTCGCGAAGATAATCATTGCGAATGATTTTGGTGATGAGGCATCGACGGCTATAGCAAAGCGACTTTGTCCGGATGCCACGATAATCCATCACAAATGGAGAAAAGGTCAACTAGCAACCGTCGACGAAATGTATTCCCTCGTAGAGACCCAGTACATCTTTCACTGCGAGGATGATTGGGAATTCGACAGGGTTCCCTTTCTCAATCGATGCTTCGACGCACTACACGCGTTGGAAAATGTCAGCGTCGTTTCGGTCAGGAGTTCGGCCTGCCTATATCGCCACTTCAGTAACAGCCCTTACGAACATCTTGGAGAGCCAACAGTTATCGATGTCGGCGGTACAACGGCGATGCAACTCAAGATCGACGATCTCGAGGCGTGGGCATCCTTCACCTTCAACCCGTCACTGACACGTCGAGCCACTTGGCAGTCGATTGGCGGCTTCAACTCCCTTAATGACGAACACTCCATCGACCTGCGATATAGGGCGAAGGGACTGACGACAGCCTACCTCGTCCCCGGATTTTGCCATCACATCGGCGATGACAGGCACATTCACGACCCATTCCTACCAGTGGGTGAAAAATCCAGAGATCCCTTCCGGATCGCTAAGACATGGGCTCGCCAAGCCGTCCAGCGGATCGTTCCCTTCCGCTAGCTTGACCTCGCCGGTGGTGTGAAATTAGCGGCCCACATCGCTGTATTGGCAATGGTGAAATTGTCTACCTTGCCGACAAACGAGCCACCCCCGGCATAGCTCGGAGCACCGAGAAGAAGGCCGGTTGAGGCGTTCCCATACGAGAATGTTGACGCGACAGTGGCTCCCTTCTGCTGGCCGTCAAGGAACAGGCGGAGGTTGCCAGCGGCGCGTGATGGCGACGTGGTGCCACTGACCATCATTGAACCCGGTCGTTGACGTCGAGACTTTCGCGGTCGTGTTCTCATACCACTGCATCTGCCCGGGGCCGCTGACGTTGAGCAGCAGGCCATGCCAGTTCGAGTCCGAATAGCTGTTGGCCTGGGTGAGGATGTCGGCCCAGCTGGTTTGGGCAGTATTCACCCAGGAGGCATAGGAGAAATCGCCTGCACCGAATGGAGTGGGCGGGATCGCCCGGAACTGGCCGCCACCAGCGAAATTCTCAACGCCCTCGTCCGGAGGCTGAGCGCCCGCGAAGGCGTTCGCCGTGACAGTGCCGTAAATAACTAGGCCATTCGCGTTCAACTCACCGACGCCAATCCGCAGCTTTAGCGGCATCTCGGCCGCGCCGTTAAAGCTCCGCGTGCCTAGCTGCATCTGGCCGCCCCAGGCACCCGAGTAGACACAGGTCACCGGAGCATTCTGGTTGGCAATCAAGTCCGCGTTGCAGACGTCGATCCACGCCTTGCCGCTGCCACCATTGTCAGCCGGGGTACCGCGCGGCCCGATATCAAACGCTGTCGGCTGGTTGTTACCATACTCCGCCCCAGATCGGACGAATGGCACACCATAGGTCAGGATGCCTCGGTCTGTGATTTCGAAGCCCGTGAAGACATTGGCGATGGTCGGGATGACAGGCGCGGCAAGGGCGCCGAGCATTGCAGCGAGGAAGAGCGCCAACAGGTTGCCGAGCTTTTTCAATTTTGAAGTCCTCCAGCTTACGATAGTGCGACCGGTTAGTGTGTTGTGACCGACAATGGTTACGATCTTGAATTTGCAATGACTGCGGCCATGCCGACAAAACCGCCGCTCGACAAGCCGATAGTACCGCTTTGGCGAAAGCGACCTTCCGAACACGCGTAGAACTGCTCAGAGACCGCCTCAGATTGCGGTGGGGGCGCAATTGCCTCTGAGACTTAGGCAGCGATGGTTTATGCGCCGGCTAGGAAGAAGCTAGGATTTCGGCGGCTCTTGCTTGGCCGAACAGGTCAACCGCGATCACCTGGAGAAGCGGCCAGAGTTCATGATCGCTGCGATATGACGTCGCCGCCTTAAAGATGCTTTGGACGCGTACCGGCTGCGTCGCCATGGCTCCTTCGACCTGTTCGGCTTCGGCGTTCGTCAGTCGCGACCAGAGATCCACGGCATACAGGGTGGTGACGGGAACTGGGGGGACACTCCATGTCATGGTTCCATGGTCCCAGGTCTGCCCCCCATGCTCAGGTGGTATCGGAACCTCAATCGCACCGACCGGAATCTCTGGAGATATCCAAACCGGCGGTGCTTCGTTGCCATTCTCGTCGGGAACCAGAGACCGAAGCCAACCTCCGTCAAAAGAACCGATGTAGCTGCCACGAATGTCGACATAGAATTTCGCTGTCTGCTCCATCATCCGTATGCCTTGAATCTGATCTGAACTTGATTGTTCGGAATTCCGCCAGGAGCACCGGTGTTTCTGACATGGAGCCAATATATTCCTGACGTGTAGTCGCCGTACTGCACCTCGATGTTGACCGTCGTTTTTCTGATGGTTTGACCATATCCGAACGAAGCGAACGCTACCGGAGCGCCCGTGTACTCTATCACGTCGCCGTTAGCATATCCCCCCACCGCTGCCGTTAGAACAAGCTCTGCGATAATGAGTTTCGGAGTGAAGCCCAATCCGTGGGCGATGGTAAGGCGACCTGCTGCTGTAACCGTTTGCAGACCACTGACAAACTCTTTCTGAAACGGGATCAAAACGCCATCGACGTAAAAGCCCTTGGCATTGATAGTGTCCGAACCCTTGTCACCTCCCGTGGCATTTGCTGTGAACAGGCCCGCGCCAAGCTGCATTCGGGTGGCAAGAGTACCCCCGGTGATCGTTTGCCAATAGAAAGTAACGTTTTCAGCACCGTTGGTGACACTGCTAACTGCCGCACCCCACGCAGCAACCAGGCGTTTGACGTTGGTGCTGCTACGGGTCGAGATCGCAACCTGATAGACGACGTTCGTTGCCGCACCGATCCTGTCCCAGAACACGTCGAGTATGGGTCCGAACACCGGAACGGGATCGGTCTTGTCATGAGTGATGGTGCCGATGAGCCTTGCCGCATCAAGCGTCTTATTCGTCAGCGTCTGCGTCAGCGAACTCAGCCACCCGGCTAGATTTGCCAAAGAGAGCTTCTTGAGCCCCCACAGGCCGCCCGCGCTGTCGGCAATGCCGATTTCGTCTGCTCCGGTCGGTGTCGGCTTGTCGGTAGCACCATGTATCCAGCCGCCAAGCGTGTTGGTGATGAGGCTCCAGTAGGCGATCACCTTCGCGAGATAGTGCCGCGATGAGTACAGCCCGGGCCCGACCTCGACGTCCTCAGGGTTCGCCGCATACTTCTGGCTCAGCAAAGCGCTGGCTGCTGCAGCGTCGGCTGATGCCTGCGCGGCGACAACAGCGGCGGACATCAGGGCCAGGGGGAAAAGCACCTCAAACCGAGTGCCGGTAAAGAACAGCACCGCCTGCCGTCCCGCCTTGAACTCGACAGCCCCGAGGTCCGAGCCATCGCCGTACTTGACCGGATAAGTCCCGACGCCAGACACGTTGATCGTCGCAGCACCGCTGTTGTCGGCCAAAGGCGTCATCAGATAGAGCCTGGCCGCCTGGAAACCCGCGGGCTGGGAAACGACGACCGCGTTGCCCGTCCCGCCCGTCACCGCAAGCTTGTCCACGGCAGCACGGCCAAACAGCCGGCCATAGGTCATCGGCACCCATGAGGCGCCGGTTGCGTCCCATTCCTTCAGGATCGCAGGATCGAAATTCTTGTCGAGCCACAGCCTGTCGATGTCAGGCGCAACGATGCCGTCGACCATGTTGCTGAAGACGCCGGTCGCCCTGAGCGCCGACAGCACCAGCTCGGACACCCGGACATATTTGCCGGTTTCGCCGGTGAGCGTGGTGCCGGTGAGGAAAAGACCCCAATGCAGCGCGTTGTCGAATTCTGTCGCCATGTCTTATCCTCAAAGCAAAGCGGCTCGCCGAGGCGAGCTGTTCAGGGTGGTGATGTCAAAGGAAATGCCGATGTTCTTTGCGCTTGGCGTCAACGGTGCACAGGCGCGGCTCGACGTCGATCGACGTTTGTTCAGGAGCAACTATTGCCAACCAGCGCAACAAGCCGGGAAACCCGACACGGGCCGGCCCTCGAGAGGTTGCGCTGTTGAGCCGGCTGCCATGGTCTGCCGGATGGGCCCGATCACAACCGGGGGCCGGAAGATCACGCCCCGCGCTGCGGAGATCCGAAACGCCCTCTTCCATGCAGGACGGGATCAGTTGGCGGAACGTTGAACGGCGCCACGATTTCTCCTTCCATCTGCCGTGACCCAGGATTCTGCGCCGATGCTCGACACATTCCTTGTCTGGTTCTCATGGATCCACGCCGCCATCGGCGCCGTGGCGATCACGCTTTTCATCCTGTACCGGTCATTCTTTCGTGCAGAAAACAGAGAGGAGAACATCCGTTTTCTGCGCAAGAATCCGACGGCCATACTCTGGATATTCGCCGGAGCGTTTACCGCCATCATGGTTTCCGTGGGCCTGCTGGACCGTTTCATCAATGGTTACGGAACCGGCGGCGAACTGTTCTGACTTAATGACGACAGGCACCGCCGACGCAGATGTAGAGACACGGCACGTCAAGATGATCTGCGCTAATCTTGATCGTCCTGGGTGAAATCAGCATAAAACCGGTCGCGCATGCGGCCTCGGACCGCAGCGACCTTAGGGGCGCCAATGCTTGTTCGCTTGTTTGACCGATGGTCGGAATGGCCGGCCTGGGCGAGGTGGACATCCGGCATCGCCAACATGGTGCTGCTCGACTCCGTTCGCGCCGCATGGGGCGAGCGCGATTTCGTGGTTGGGGTCGCCGAGACCTTTGTTGCCTATCTGCTGCACTCTGGCTGCCCGATTGCCGCAATGGCAGCCGGTGCCTGGATCGGCATCAAAATGGCAAGGGCGTCCAGCAAGGATTGGCTGGGCTGGATGATCGGCATCGTGACGTTTGCTGTGCTGTGCCTTGGCCTGGCCATGCTCACCGACGACATCCCCGGCATCAGCTGGCGCATGAAAGCCATAGACAGCGGCCGTTGCCATACCGTTTTGGATGGAAGTTTGAACTCTTTGGTCTGTGACTAGGGCAAACCTTGAAAGCGAGGGTTATTTCGGGCTCAATACACGTTATACGCGAGACATGATTGAAGATAGTGCGTTGGCGCCGGGATGAGGAACCCGTCGCGGCTCGCCCGACTGCGACTGCATCCATTTGCTTCACCTACGCCCCGAATGAAATACATCGCCCTGCCATGGCTTCCACGTCCCGGTCGCCCTGGACTCTTGCGTGATTGGGGAAACTGGGTTTGTATCCGTCACCATGTCAGAGGGGGCAACACAATGTTAGAATTGGCGGCGTTTACCGGCAGGTTGCTCGGGACGATGATCGATCCACTTCTATGGGGTGGCGCGATTGCAGTTCACTTTTACTTCAAAGGAAAAGGCTTTGGCGTTAAGTTTCCGGCCCTCATCTGCCTCGTTTTTTTCGTTGCGTTTGCTACTGGTGCATTTTCCTTCCCTGGGGACCAGATCGAGGACCACATCACTCGATCATTCTATTCGGTACTGGCAGCAGCGATCTGGCTATCCATTGTGATGGGTATTGCGCGCCTTTTCCGAAAATCGCCCTCGGCAATGACGCCTGACAGCAAGCCGTTTCTGGCATTGATTGCGATCATCTTGCCGTCGGGCACTACGGCAAGACTATCCCTTGGGCATTTCCAACCCGATGCCGTCCGGTAGCAAGGCTGCATCATCGCCGGCCAAAACGCTTGCAATCGTCTGGTCAAATTCGGCGCTGGCTGCTTCGGCGCGCCGCAGCAGCCACCACGCCGCCAAACTTCACCATCGACTGCCAAGCGCGGAAATCGTTGCTGATCTTCGCCGCTGTGGCATTGACCGGCCGCGAGACCAGGTCGGTGGCTACATCCATGGCATTGCGCAGTGCGCCGGCTTCCGCGGCCAGCCCCTTCATCTACTGACCTTTTCGTCCAGCGACAGGTTCGGATCATGGTTGATTCTGCGCGACGATACCGTCGCCCATGTTGCTGAAGACGCCGGTCGCCCTGAGCGCCGACAGCACCAGCTCGGACACCCGGACATGTTTGCCGGTTTCGCTGGTGAGCGTCGTGCCGGCGAGAAAAAGACCCCGATGCAGAGAGTTGTCGAATTCTGTAGCCATGATTTATCCTTAGCGGGAAACGGCTCGCCTGCGCGAGCTGTTCAGGTGCGGGGGTGGGCTTTCAATGTGTACGAACGCTAGGGCATTGAGCCTGATGACTGCAGCCGTAGCCGGACTGCTGCTCTTGATCTGCTCCGCTCAAGCGCAGTTCTTGCCGGATGATGCCCAGAACCTGAAAACAGCACCTGAGGTTGAGCGACTGTTTGTGGTCAAGACCGCAGAAAACCTGCTGACCGAGAAAGCAAAGAGAATGTTCAACGACCCAGAGAACGCCAAGGACGGGTTTATGTGGGCGAGGAAAGTCATAGCCCGCCACTACGCTGGCTTGGAAACGCTCGCTGGCGAGTTGTCGACGGACGAATTGGCAAGGTTCTATGCGGAGAAGGCCGGCCTGTTCGTGAAATCGGTCCGGGGGGAGATATCAGATAGCCAGTTTGAGCAGATGGAAATCGAGTTAGAGCGCCGTAAGAGCGCCTACTTCGAGACCATCATTGGTACGGCGAAACCAACGCGGAACCCAGACTTTGACACACTCAATAGGATAGCCAAAACTGCCGCCAGCAAGGTTCACTCATACAGCGCCCTTTCCGTAGATTGAGCGTCAGTTTTCGACGGCATCGACCAACGCCGGCTTAATCCCAAAGTGGATCGCTGAACGGACTTCTGGCAGGGTATCGCCAGGAATTTGCTGCAACAGGGCATTCGTTCCGGCCTTGTTGAAGTCACCCCCAGATGCCTGCAGTGCAAGCGTATGCAGATCCTCAAACAGGCCGACTGACGGGCCGCCGACAGCCCTCCGCAGCCCTCGACTGGCATACCGCGACGAGCTTCCGCCGCGGTCTTTGTCGCCGGCGATAGCCTGCGCGGCCGAGACGCCCCCCTTACCACCAAGCTTTTCGACAGTGCTGATCTCAAAGGGGATCGCGAGAATGCCGGAGCGGTCGAGTCCGTTCGCTATCCAGAGCCCTGGATTGCTCATCAGCCGGTCAGCCTCGTCGAAGTCGCCACGCTCGGCATGCTTCAGATAGCTGATCATCATCCCGATGCCGGTCGCAAAGACCATCGCTTCGGCCAGGCGGTGCGGGCGCTCCTGAAGCCCGGCGATCAGAATGCGCTGGTGCGATGCCAAGGCGAACGACTTGAACTGAAAAACCAGCTTCCCGAGGTTCGACTTCATCCAGAGCGGATTGTCTGCAACGCCCTTGATGATGATGGTTCGGTCGGCATCCTTGTTCAGGGCGGCAGCCCATACGCGCCTCGCGACCTCATCATCCCAGCGCGAAGCATTGGCGCCGTAGATGCCCTCTTCCTGGAGGCCGTGCCGGCGGAACTGGTCGCCGATGCGCTGGGCCATATGCTCGTCAATGCCGAGCATTGCCATGTAGGCGGCTCCAGCCTTGTCAATGCGGTTGAAGTCGAGCGCCCCCCCGGTCGTAGCCTTCTCGATGTTCTGCAACAGGCGGTTCTGCGACATCACCGAAACGACGGTGCGCATGGTGTCGTTCCACAGAGAAAGCGCCGTCGCCTTGGAAAACAGATTTGAGGCGTTCGACAGGAATTTCTCGTACCTGGATCCATAACGATACGGGTCTTGAAGGTCGGCCAGCGATGCCAGGCGCGCCTGAAGCACCCGCTCAGTCACCAAGCCCAGTTCACGGGCGTCCTGTCGAGCGATGCGAGCCGCCTTGGTGCCGCTGACGAGTGCCGGCAGCGCATCGGACATGAACGCTTGCATTCCAAATTTGCCGACGACGTTGGCAGCATCGACAAGGCTGGGCATCGCTACGCCCTCCATGAGGCGCACACGGTTCCAGGTCAGCGCCGCGCGCGTGATCGCACTCCAGGCGCTCCCCTCTTCAGCCGCGCGATACGTGCCGCGGATCATGTCGCGGAACGCCTGAAGATTGGTCATGTCGCGCTTTTCAGCGTCCACCAGCTTTTGGCGTTCTTCTGGTGTCGTGGCTGCTTTGCGCAACCCATCGTATTCGCGGATGATTTCGTCGAATTGCTCTTTCATGTCAGCACGGCCGAACTTCTGGGTAAGCTCGACTTCCGCCGCCATCGTTCGGGCATAGCGGCGAAGTATCCGTTCCATATCGTTTTCGAGGAAGTCCTCAACTTCCTCGTCGGCGATGTTGAACACCCTTTCTTTGAGCGGTCCGCGTTTCGCCGGCACCAGCCATTCGGGAACATCAGTTACGCCTCGGCCCGTCAGGTTGTTGAAGACAGCCGAGACGATTTCCTCGACATAGTCGGCGCGGTCGCTTGTGCTGAGGAACTCAGGGATTTCCTCTTGCCGGACCACAGCCTGATCCATCATCCGGTTGAAGTATCTCCGGGAAATCTCCCGGAACCGCGTTTCCTCGCCGATCAGGCGCGGGCGGTTCCACAGGCGTGTGACGTAGCTGGCTGCGGTCGTCGTTTTGACGTCCCGCGGCAAGAGCTCGAGCTCCTTCGCGCGAGCAAGAAGCGGGTCGACGACCTTGGCGCGCGCCTCCTGCGCGATACGGGTTACAAACTCATTGCCGTTTGGGTCGATATCGTTGCGCCGGCCGGCTTTCGCCGCGGCCTCTAAGAACTCTCCCCAAGTTCCCAAATATCCAGTCTTTCGGGCATCACGATAGAGTTTCTTCGCACCCACCCTCCAGTCAGCCACGGCCCCGCGCTCATAGAGCTTCACAGAGTTTTCTACGTCAGCGCCCAAGCTGCGACCTTCCATGTTCATGGTCGTGTCGATCGGGTTGTCGACCAGCCTGCGATAGATTTCGCGGACCTTTGCCGAAAGCGACAGCATCGTCTGGATACCGGGATTGATGCGCGCCGCAGCCGTGGCCCTTGCGACAACTTCGGCTGTCCGCGATCCGCCGATTCCGAGGTCGGATAAGTCCAGATCATCGGTAGCCGCGGCACCAGCCGACTGCATGCGCTTGACGATGGTTTCGGAGACAGCGGCCGGGTTCGGGACGTCATCGGCGAGATCAGCTTCAAGCTGTTTCGAAACGCGCGACCATTCGCCATGAGATAAGAGCCGAGAGGCACCGGCACCGAGAAGGCCGCCCAGGATCACGGAGCCGCCAATGTTAACCGCGCTTTCACGCCCTGTGCGTGTCTCCTGCGTGGCGTGCAACACGGCTTCTTGCAACGCTGTGCCTACCCCATCCGCCACACCTTTAGCCGCCGCCGACCGCAACACCGAGTAGCCTACGCGACCAGAACGCACCAGTGACCCGCCAGGCAGCAGGGTGGGCAGATCGGTGAAGCCTGCCAACATTGACAGGCCCTTACCGGTCCAGCCGCTGGCAGCAAGCGTCTGTTGGTCCCTCTTCTCCTGGTCGATCTGCGCTCGCCTTGCGCTGGCGGCAGCCCTGTTGAAAATGTCTTCGCCGATGGTCGGATCCTCGTCGAGATACGGCTTCATTTCGGGGTCTTGATAGACATTGTAGTCGGGGTCGGGAGTAACGACGTCGCCGGCCGCCATGTTGTTGCGAACCCGCGTGAAGGTAGAACCTACCATGTTGCCGTTGCGATAGGCGGCGAAAAGCGTCTCAAGGAAAGTCGGGTCTGGCTTGTCGAACTCCGACACGCCAATTGTCCCTGCATCATCGATGGGGCGATCAAAGAGGAACGGCATCACATGGCATTCCATGGCGTGGGTTGAAGTTCATCTGCGTTGTTGCTCCCGCCCAGAGGGCCAGGATTGGCGACGCGCTCTTCGCGACGCGCTCGCTCAAGCCGCGACTTGTAGCGCGCCGCCTCGACTGCCTGCGCCTGTATCGAGGCTGGGCTACCTTCAGTCGCCGCGAGCGCGTCCTTGCCTGCGGCGGTGTCTTCGATGATTGCCGCCTTGTTTTTCTTGTTGATCGCTTCGGAAGCCTTGAGGGCTTCAGCTTTGGCCGCCTCAGGGTCCGGATAGAAGGGGAAATTGAACATCTGAAGCTGACCGTTCTTTTCGTAGAACACATGATAGCTAGCCGGTCGGCCCGCACGGATATCTTGGTCCGTGTCGATATTGGGGTTCAGGAAAACCTCATCGGCCTCTATGCCATTTTTCTTCAGATCGGCGGCAAGCTGGTTGCGTATGTAGTCGTGCGAGCCGTCTGGCCCCACCGGGTACCGCTTTTCGGGTGGGTTTTTGACGACCACCTTGCTACCCATGGTGGAAAGCGCGGACACGCCATAGGTGCGATGAAACCGCTCGGTCGCTGCTTTCTTGGCTGCGACCAGATCGCCGCCCGCATCCACGATGGCTTCCTCGTAGATCGAGCGAAAATTCTCGACCATGGCCGCGGCGGCCATCTCGTTCGGTCCCAGTGACGGGTTTGAAGCAATGCCAAGGAAACTGTTGTCGAACGTCGCCGCAATCGAGGCCGCATCTACCTTCTTCAGTTCGTCGGCAACCGTCTTCGATTTGAAGAGCGCTTCACGTGGACCGGCATAGGCCGGATCATTCGCCTTGATCAGCTTCTTTGCCGCTTCCTCCGGAGTGAAACCCATGTCTTGGGTAAAGGCCCGGTACACGTCCATTTTCTTGCGGACGGCAGCCGAACCCTCGAAGGCGTCAAAGGATGCGGGGGCCGTCTTCGACAGGCTAAGGCTCGCCTCCATGGCCTGCGCCATTGTCGCCGCATCCGTTGACGCGGCACCATTCCGCAGTTCTGCCTGAACCCGCTTCGGAATGTAGCGGGTGCGTGCCACAAAATCGGACGTGATGGCTCGCTGCTCGTCAGCATCCTTAGCTGCGCCGATGAGCTTGTCGTAGGCATTGTTGGCGACCTTCGTCTGGTCGTTGTCGAAAGAATTCACCGACACGTCGCCTTTTGCCATGGCGCCGATCATGGCATTCACTGCGCCGCTGTCCTTCTGCGCAGTGCGGAGAGCATTCACCAGAACGGCCTTGTCGCCGTTGTCGAGCTTCGGGTCATCGAGGATCACGCTTTCCCGAACCGTGTCTGGCTCGGTGGCAATCAGGTCATCATAGTGATGCTTCGTCGTGACGCGGTCTTTCGTCACCTGCTGGCTGTGTTCCGTCTCGCCCCAGGCAGCCAGGACTTCGCGGCGGTCGTGTGGGATGGCAGCATACTCGTCATCAGGTTCGACGCTGCCGCCACCGCGGATAAGCGCGGCTTCGCGCTTGCGCCGATTTGGGTTGGCTGACAGACCCTCAACCGCACTGGCGACGGCTTCGGTGTCTCCCGTCTTCACCGCATCGACGACCTCACCGGGCAGTGACCCATAGTTGTAGGCAACGGACTCCAGCGCCGCCCGAGTGTTGAGCGGAAGGCTATCCCACTTCGCGCCGATCTGCTCGCGGGCCCTTTTTCCTTCGCGCTCGGCAAGGCGGTACTGCAGATCACGTTCGGCGTCTTCACGCGTAATCTTCATTCCCGGCTTCACGGGAACATGCGAGCCATCGGCAAGCGTCACCGTGTCGGAGCCATAGCCGATGCGCCAGGCATTGACGTCCCGGTACGGTTCGTCGCGGAACCCCTCTTCCGCGCGGATCAGGCTTTTCGTGCCGCTCGGTTTGAGGTCGGCAAGCGCCTGCGTCGGGTTCTGACTGAATTTCCAGCGCCATTTGCTTTCGGCCGCGTCCGCTTCCCACTGCTGCCGGCGCGCCGCCTTCCACGGCTCTGGCATGTTTGCCGAGTTGATCGCTTCCAGGCCCTGGCGCTTCAGATCCTCGAAGTTCGCCGCATTGTTGCGGATCTGGGTGCGGTAGGTGTCGAGGTTGGTGTTGGTGGTGCGGTCGTAATAGGCGCCCTTGGCGTTGCGCTCGTATTCGTCGGCCTTCTCATAGAGCACGTTGCCGCGCGCCAGGATGTTGTTGAGATAGGTGGTCTGCGCGTCCTTGGTCAGGCCCTCGAAATTGGCCTTGGCGAAGTCGTTGGCGCGCTGCTGGTGGCCCTCCATGAACTGGCGCGTGAAGCCGATGCCGCTTTCCGAACTCTCCTCGCGCGCCTTGAGGAAACGCTGTTCCTCATCGGCGAGAAATCGCGTCAGGCTGGTCGACACGGCATTCGAGCGGTCGTTGGCGACGTCGATCTTCTCGCGCTCGGCCAGCTCGAGCAGGCTGTAGCTTGCCTGCACGATGGACTGGCCAGCGTCCTGCATGGCAGCGCCGACCATGGGCGTCGGCCCGGAATTCGCGATGCGGCCCGAGCGCGGGTTGTTGTAACCCACGTCACGAGCGGTAGGGATGTTTACCATGTGCTATTCACCCTTAGGAGGGATAGGGAGGCGTGACCGTCGACGAGGTCGCGGTCTTCGTGTTGCTTTCGCCGAAGCGGCTGAACATCGTCGACATGCCGGAGAAGAGCGTGCTTGCGGCCTTGATGCGCGCCGCTCGCATCGCGCTGTTGGCGTTGTAGCCGGCCACCTTGGCAGCGTCGTTGTAGCCGCGCGCCTGCTGGTCGCCCTTGTAGATGTCCGTTTCTGCCGCGAGCGTCACTTGCTCGGTTGTGTCGTCCATGATGCGCATGACCGACGGATCGGTCATGTTCCCGCCAGAGCCGGCAATGGCGGCCTGCTGCTGGGAGAGCAGGTATCGGCCCTCACGGTAGCGGGCCATCGCGTCACGCTGGCTTGCCGCGGTCGCTTCGTCGGCCTGCTGGGCAGCGACCTTCTGTTCGTACTGGTATCGCGCCTTCTGTTCGCGACCCTCTTCCATCGTCCCGGCAACCGACACGATGGTCCCGATTGCGCCAAGGACAGGTGCTAGGAACCCCATTTCCAGATCGCCTTTCCGTCCAGTGTTTCGTCTGTCGGCTTGAAGCCAAGCTTCGTCATCAGCGCCTCGGCCCGCGGGATGGACGTGTCGCAGGTCGCCTTGATCGTGTGAGCGCCGCGCTTCTTCACCTCGACCATCACCTTGAGGATGTGGCGGAAGATGAAGGGCTTGCGCGCTTCGGCCGGCACTTCCAGGAAGGCCATCCATTCGCCCTCGGCGGTCTCGATCACACAGCCGAAACCAGCCAGGAGCCGACGACGCCAGAGCGCGCGGCCGATCCACTGCCCCGTCACCCGCACGCCACCGTAGAAACGCGCGAAGTCGATGTCGTCGGCCGGCCTGATGTCAGCCATTGGTCTGCACATCCATGACCAGCGAGCCGGCCGTGAACGGGTATGGCGAGCGATGTTCGAGGCACAGGCGGCTGTCGGTGCTCCAGTCGCTGGACACCGACATCATGTCGGCGTCGAAGCTGTTGAACAGCGTGTTCGCAGCGATCGGCTTGTCGCCCTTGGTCACCGTCAGGCGGCGGAGGCTGTCGAAGTCCTTGCCGACGCGCAGGCCGTCCAGCATCGTTTTCACAAGATACAGGCCGAGCTGCGCCACCCGCTTCTTCTTGAACAGCGCCGTGCCGTTGGCAGCCCCATAAGCCAGCTTCGTCGACTTCCAGCGCCCGACATAAGGCAGCCCGATGACGACCGCCTTGCCGGCCGGTTGCGCCGGCAGGATCACCTGGCCCGCGGTCACGGGATAAAGATTGTCCTGGTCATGGAGTGCTGCGCCATCGACCCACACGGTCACGCCCTTGCCTTGCAGATGCGGCACGGCAAATGTCGTCTGCCCCGCTGTCGTGGTGAAGCGCGTGAAGCCGTCGGCGAGGCAGTTGGTCTTGCCGCCGCGGCAGTCCTTCAGGTCGGCCAGCCGTTCGAGCCGCTGCGTGCCGTTGCGCACGATGGCGAAATAGACATTGTCCTGGCCCTTGCCCCGGCAGGCGATGACCTGCCTGAACTGGCCGTCGGTGACCACGCGCGACCAGGCAACTACCTTCTGCGAGGGACGGTATGTCAGGGCGCGCGCTTCGCCGTTTTCGAGAATGAACCACACGACCGTATCGGGTTGGCGCTGCACGGCGACGCTGACGACAGGAGAGCCATCGCAGATCTCCTCGTGCATTTCCGTCAAGTCCATCGCGCTGTAGTCCAGCGTGCCCTGCTCGGCGATCAGCGCGAAAACGCTGAGCCCGGTGCTCTGCACGAAGATGCCGTCCTTGTCGCATTTGACCGAGCGCAGGTCGTAGCTGCCTTGCGTCGATCCATCGACCGGAAACCAGCTCGACGCCGTCAGCGGCTCGTCGAAGCTCGACGACTTGATCGAAATCTCGGAATTGTCGGTGCCGGCGATGAGGCGCTGCAGGCCGAGCAGCCAGAGGATGCCCCTGTCGGTGCTGGCGCCGATCGAGCGGTAGATCGGGGCGCTGTCGCCCTCGACATTGTCGTCGAAGCTGTGGAAGGCGTCAGGCACCGAGCCATGCACGAAGTCGCCCTTGCCCCAGTAGAGACGGCCGCCGAAAGCCTCGATGCCCCACGGCCAGCCGTCATAATCGGACCATGTCGAAAAATCCCATTCGAATGTAGGGCTTAGCGAGTAGAAACGGCTCACCGTGGATCAAAGGGAAATGGAAAAGGGAGGCCCGAAAGCCTCCCCCGTTGCCTTGGCCGGCGTTAGTCGGTGTCGGTCGCCGTGATGGCGAGGCCGTCGGTCAGGTCGATGCCGAGACCGTCGGCGCCGGTCTTTTCGTCGATCACCCAGCAATGGTTGATCGCCGTCACCGGGCCGGACAGCGTGGTCGTGCGGGTGCGCACGATGACGATGTCGCCCTGGCGTGCGCCCCTGGCGAAACCGTCGCTGATGAAGTTGTTGGTGTTGACCGTCGCGATGGCGTCCACGGTGTCCAGCAGCCACTGTTTCATGGTGCTGGGGCCCGAAAGGCCATCGCTCAGGAGCTTGAAGCCGTTGGTATCATAAGCCATGTGCAAGCCTCCTTACGAGAATGCAGCGGTGTCGTCGGTGACGACCTTGATCACGCCGGCCTGCTGCAGGATGGTGGCGCCGTCGTAGATGGTGGCGCGGTCGAAGGAGTAATCGTCCTCGCCGTTGTAGCCCGCATCGACCTTGACATCGCCGGCGATGGCATGACCCACGGCAGGCTTTGCGAAGATGAAGTTGGACGCCGTTGCCGTGCCCTTGCCGGGCAGGCCGTTGTGCATGATGTGCTTGGCGCCGAGCCAGATTTTCGGCTTGTCGAGCGCCAGGCCGACGAGTGGCTTGGCATCGATGTAGTCGGCCGACTTGAACTCCTGGAAGGTCAGGAGGCGAGCCCATGCCTTGGGGGTCCACAGGCAGGTGATCTCGTTGCCGACCATGACGTCGAGCTCGAAAAGCTCGGTCAGCGCATCGACGGTCTTGCCATAGGTCAGGGTCTGGGCCGCGCCGCCGGCATAAGAGTTGGTGGCGGCAGCCAGCGCGTCGATGATGGTGTGGTCGATTTCACGCGAGGCCGTGAGCGCGCTGGCGTTCTGCATCGCCTCGCGCAGGTTCGCCGGTGCGGTGAACACGTCGAAGCCGGTGCGGGTCTCCTTGGTGTGCTTTTCTTCCAGCGTCACCGTCGGCTGCGTGTCGGCGCGGTTGCGCGACGGGATGAGCCCGTTGGTGCCGCGCCTGGTCATGCGGCCGGCAGCGCCCTGGAGCGCAAACGACGCCGTCAGGCCACTGATCATGAGTTCCTTGGTGACGCAGTCCTTGAGGTAGGTTTCGCCGCGCTGAAAGGCGACGACCCACTCATCACGGTACTGGGTTTTCGTGATGGCATAGGCCATTTTTGAATTCCTTCGATGATGATTGGAGGGGGTCTTCCAGCCGTGATCAGGGTGCCGCATCAGGGCTTTCGCGGGATGCCGCGCCGAAGCACGGGGCCGCTACTCGCGCCTGGCGCGGGGCATCACATCAGCTTGCATTGAGGCAGGGTGCGGGGCCGGAAACCGGGATGCCGCGTTGTTATGAAGGCGCCCGGATCACGTGCGGGCGCTGACCTTTTCGAGCTGGGCGTAGATCTTCGTCAGCTTGCCCTGGACGTCGTCGCTCTTGAACTTTTCGGGGTTTGCGACGCGCAGCGCCAGAAGCTCCTGCTTCTGCGCTTCCAGCGTCTTGCCCGTCGCCTCGATGTCGCCGGTGAGGATGGCCGTCGAGCCGTAATAGTCGGCGCCGATGGTCGCCATCATCTTGACGAATGGCAGGCTGTCCTGCAGGCGCGAGCCGTCCATGAGGCGCAGGCTCATCATCTCGCCGAAACCGTCCTGGCCGAGATGCGCCTTCATCAGCTCCTGTGCCGCGCCGATCTGGCCGTCATAGTCGCCGCCCCATTCGGCGCGAAGGGTCTTCTGCGTTTCGCCGGCGACCCTGGCGAGCTGGGCATTGAGGTCCTGGGCCTGGGCGGCGGCGAAATCCTGATACCAGTCGAGTGCGGCGGCTGCCATCTTCGGCGGGACGTTGCGTTCATGCATCGCCGCCTTGAAGTCGGACAGGATCGCCTTGTCGGCGTCGGTGACCTCGAAGCCGTCGCGGAACGCGCCCGGATACTCAGTTGCGTCTTGCGGGATGCCGTTGGCCTCGCGATAGGCCATGACCTCTTCTGATGTCGAAGCGTCGGTCAGCTCGATTTGCCGGCCGCCGTTCTTGGCGTTTTTGTAGCCCTCGCGGAACGCCTTCGAAATCTCGTCGGTCGACCTGTAGCGCTCGAGCTGCTTCATCATGGCGGCGTCGCCGCCGGCGAGCTGTTCGCGCAGCGACTGAAGCGCCGCGTCCGGAGCAGCGCCCGGGGCCGGAGCCTGGGCCGACGCGGGTGTTGCCGCCGGATCAGGGTTTGGCGCGACAGGCGTTGCGCTCGTCGGCTGGTTTGCCGCTGCGGTGGTCATGGGCTGGTCGGTCATTGCTCTCACCTGTCAAAATGGAAAGGGAATGGGTGATCAGCTTCCTGATCTGGAAGCCGACATGCTGCTTTCCGGCGGCAAAAGAGCTGTCGCGCTCGCCGCCATGCTCGGCCGGCATCCAGGCCGGCTGGTGCAGGCCGCAAATGTGCAGGATCGCACCGAGTGCGCGCTTTTGCTGGTCCTCATTGGCGATGCCGGCGGCGAGCGCCTGCAGTGCTGCGCAATCGGCCTTGCGGATTTCCAGGTCGTTGCGCGGCATCTCATTGTCGGGGCGAACAGTGAGAGGATGCCAGGGGCGATAATGTTTGTGGGTCATTGTCCAAGTGCAGCCCGGATCGACTGCGCTGCGTCCCCGACCTGGGTGGCGACCGCAGCACCATCGCCGACCTGCTGCATCTGCTGCTGCTCGGCCATGGCCTGCTGCGCCTGCTGGCGGTTGGCCGCCGCCTGCTCGGCGTCGATCAGCCAGTCGGCGCGGCCGCCGGGCACCGCAGCAAAGGCGTCGCGGAACATGGTGCGGGCGTCGACCTCGCCGGCAAGCGACGGATCGAGCGCCACACCCGCCTGCAACACGCCGGCACTTTCCTGGAAGGCGTTCAGCACCTGGCGGTCACGGGCTTCCTTCAGCACATTGTTGAACTCGTACTGAATGGTCTGGCCAAGCAGGATGTCGGGCATGTCCAAGGGAACGCCGTTGCGGTCGACCGGGCCATAGCCGCCGGCCCGCATCACCTTTTCGGTGGTCAGGTCGAGTACCGCACCTGTCCATTCATGCTCGATGGGGCCGAACAGCGGCATGGCGTTGCGGATCCATTCCTGGACGCGCTGCGCCGCCTCATAGGCCGTCATGGTCTTGTCGGCCTGCGCGATCGGCTGGAGCTTGCTCAGGAAGAACGCATCGCCGAGCTGGTTGCGCTGGTCGTTGATCAGATCGATGCCCAGGCCGACATTCTTGCCGAGGTCGAGCACGCGCAGTGCAGCGCCCAGGCGTTCGTCATATTCGCTGTCGATGAAGGTCACGCCATTGGCGCCGAGGTCGATGGGCGACAGGACGGCGTCCTGCGTGGCGATCAGCGGCGGGTCGACCTGCTTTTCGCCGGCCTCGATGATCGTCATCTTCATGCGCTGCAACATGCGGCTTTCGGTCAGCCCGATCGAGGCTGCCGTCGAAACCGCATAAAACTTGCCCGACAAGAGCCACCAGCGCGGCACCACGTAGTCGAAAGTGAAGGCCGGCAGCTCCTGGAGAATGGTGCCGTCTTCGCTGACATAGACGTCAGCCCATCTGGCGCCCCTGGGGAATTTGCGGTGCGGCTCGTAAAGTTCCAGCGGAATGAAGATGTGGCGGACCTTGAAGGTCGTCTTGAGGTCCTTGTCGCGCAGCGCGTTCTTCACCGCCTGGGGAAGTTTCGCCTCGCCAAAAAGGTGGGCCATGGCCGCGGCCGTCATGTCGCATTTGCGGTGGACATGGTTGACCTGGCCGTCGGGCCCCTCCTGCCCGGCCATGTGCTTGGGGTGATGGCAGCGGTAGAGCAGGTTGTCGCGGTTTTTGTTGTAGCTGACCTGCAGCCAGCCCATGCCGAAGGTGGCGAAGTCATGTTCGACCTGCTGGGCGGCGCGGCGAAAGCCGCTGTCGCGCGAGTTCAGGATGGCGCTGTTGACGTCGGTCATGAATTCGAGGAACGACGCCGCCGCGCGATCGCGCCCGACGCTCTTGTTGGACGCCGCCGCCTTGAACCACTGGCGGCCGTCGGGCCGCACCATCGAGCCGATCTGGTCGCCAAGCTCGCGCCGCATCAAGACAGGCGTGGCGTCGGTCAGATGCGCGGCAAACTCCTGGCCCAGCACGATATCGGTCGTGAAATCGGCCCGCTCGGGATACAGGAACTCGGCGATTTCCTGGTACAGGCTGTCGAGCGAGCCCTTCGCGGCGAAAAGGCGCGCATCGATCTCCATCAGGTCGCGGCCTGCCTGATCGCTCATCAGACAGCCCCGAGCGTTCCGCGCGAGAACTCGCGTCCGATGGTGCCGGGCACGGGCGCCAGGCGGTCTGTGGCGGCACTGCTCTTGGCCGCCGGCGCCAGCGAGCGCGTCCGGCTGCGCTGGCGCTTGGCCAACGGGTCCTCTGGGTCCGGCATCGTCGCCGGCGGCTCCGGCTCGGGATAGGACTGCTTCTTGCTTCCGAAAAGTCCGCTCATGGGCGTTTTCCTCGCAGTTTGGCCTTCAGGGTACTGTTCGATGTCACCGACTGGAGCCGCATCCTCGATTGCTCCCGCCGCTCCTGCGCTGCCTTGGGGCGCTTGAGACCGCTGAGGCCTGATGCCGACAGCATGATCGTGGTGTCGCCCTTGTCGGGCGAGCGGCCGAGCTGTTCGCGCATCAGCTCCTTGGGCAGGACGAGAATTTGCTCAGCACCGCCGCCGGAGCGGATTTCGAAGCGGAAGGCGGCCAGGTCGGCCTCGAGCTCGGGATCGGGCGGCAGCGCGATCCGCGAGCCATAGGCCGGATCGAGCTGTTCGCGGAACTGCCACACGGCCTGCGCCCTGAGATTGGCGAAGCCGTAAAGCCCCTCGCGCGTCGACGAGACCGAGCCATTGCCGCCCTTGAAGCCGAAACAGTCGATGTCGGCATGGGCAAGCTGGGTCAGCGTGTCGCCGCCATACCCGCCGCCGGCATCGACGACGACGCGGCAGCGGTCGCGCATGTGCTTGATGATGAGGCCGGCGACCGTCGGCCCGTCGGGTGTGTCCTTGCCGGGATAGCTGGCGAAGCGCGAATACCACCAGTCGCGCCGGCTCTGGATCTGCGTCTTGTCGGGTCCGCCCTGGGCGATGTCGGCGGCGACCGCCGTCATCGGCATGTCGGGCGGGTTGTCGGTCCAGCGTGCCTGCGCCTGCCTGATCCAGTCGGTCGGGATGACTTGCCAGGGATCGTCCTTGCCGTCGGGCTCGAACGAGCCGTAGCGCAGGCGCTCGCGGATGTCGTCGGGCAGGCCTTCGAGCTGCGCGGCGTAGCCGGTCGCCATCAGGTCGGGATTGTCCTCGAGATGCGAGCGGATGAAGGTTCGGGACCTGGGGCGTTCACCCTTGGGCCCGACATAATCGGCCTCGACTTCGCGGTCCTCGCCGCCGATGGTCGTGAACCATCTCAGTTCGCCTGACGCGGCCGGGTTTGGATGGCTCCTGTCGAGCCATGGCGCCCAGTATCTGACGACCCACATGCCCTCGGCCGAGGTCGGCGGGTTACCGGTGGCAACGACACGGCAGCGCCGTCCCTGCGCATCGCGCAGCCAGCCGATAATGTAGCGATACTGGCTCTCGGTGAACTGGGTGATCTCGTCGAAGGCCTTCAGCCGGTGGGCGCGGCCCTGGTATTTTTCCTTGTCGGCCTCATGCGGCACGCCGCCGAGCTCGATCTTGCCGCCATTGGCCAGGCGCCAGACATGCGACTGGCTGTTGTAGCCGTCGCGGCCGCCGAGCATCCGGGTAAGCTCGTCCTCGATGCCCTTGAGCTGGGTCGCCTGCCGGCGCAGGATCAGCGCCGGCTGGTATTCCTCGAGCGCCAGGCCGCAGATCAGCGTCGTCTTGCCGCCGCCGGCCGCACCGCCATAGAAGGTTTCATCGGCCTTGGAGAGCCAGGCCTCGGTCTGCGGCCCGGGATTGGGGATCATGTAGCGGCCGGCCGACGCCTTCACCGCCTCGTCGATCACTTCCTGGCGCGCCTGCTGGGGCAGCGCGTCGAGGGCGGCCAGCACCTCACTGAGCTGCACTGTTCAGTCCCTGCGCCAGGAGGAAGGCGACGCGGCGGGCAATGTCGTTCTTGGACAGCTCGTCCATGGGAGCTGCGAGGCCAGCACCATCCTTGCCCGTCACCTCCGCCTTGTCGGCAAGGCCGAGCTCGCGGGCGATGATGCTGGTGTTCAATAGATCGGCCGCCGCACCTTCGAATTTCTGCGTCCGGATGATCGCCTCGACGCGCGCGGTGACGTCGTCGAAGCCGTCACGCTCGCCGTAATTGTCCCATGTCCTGCGGGCGATGCCGAGGAAGATGCAGAGACCCGAAATGGTCATCGCCCGCATCCTTTCGATCATCTCGACCTTGACCTCGCCCTGATAGGCAAAGGGCCTGGCTTCATGGAGCGGGTTCGCCTCGACCCATTCGAAATATTCGGTGCATGCCTGCCAAAGTTCGTCGGAGTTGGCGAAGATCGGGGCACGGCCATGAGAGCTGCGCACCTTCCAGAACTGGTTACCTGATGGTGCGGGCATGGGGGGACCTTTCGGGGCGGTGGATCGGGGACGGCCATCCCGTGGTGGATACTGCCGGGATGCCCCTATGCGGTTGTACTTCGCCTATTGCCGTGGCGAGCCAGCTTTGCTTTGTTGCGCTGGATTTTTCTTGTTGTTCAGAGGACGAACATTTTTCAAATGGATATGTCGAAGGTCGTTGCCATCGGTCTGAGTGCGCTTTTGTTTGGCGCGATATTCTGGTTCATCGGCAGATTGAACCAACGCAAAGCATCGCAGATGATCGAGGTCGGTGTGGCCAACACTGAAGCCGTTCGAGAAAACACCGCTGCCGTGCGTGAGCTCATCGCGAAGCTTGATCGCCTAAAGGGCCTTTGATTCCGAAATGAATTCATGTGAGGCAGGTCCAAAGCTGATTTGGCGTGCTCCCAGCGTATCGTTGGCTGGGCTGCGTTCAGGGCGATGAAGCGCTGCTGCTTGGGGGGCGATCTATGGCTGACGAGACTTCAAGTTTGACGGCCGAGCAGATCAGGCTCGACAGAATGCTCACGCGTGGCGTCGTGTATTCGATTATCTGGCTCGCCGGTCTCGGATCCTGCTATGCCCTTTACCAGGGCATCATGGCGCGCCGGATGCTCAGGGCAAATCCAGCGCTCGAAGGACAGGGCCGCGCCTGGTGGTGCATCATCGCCGGCGGGATCGGGGCCCTGACCCTGTTTGCAATTCTCGCCATCGGCATTTTCAACGCGGCGATACGACCCTGAGGGTCGACGCTGCGCCCTCGCCCCACACCGGCGGCGCATGTGCGTCGTCACCGAACGGTAGCGTGTTGTCGATGAAGTGGCTAAGGCGCGCCCTTCGATCTGCACTGCCAGAAACGTAAAAAGGGCCGCTGAAGCAGCCCTCAATCGACGCAATGCGCCATCGTGGTTCCTGTATGCCGCATCGGGTTCTTCTTGCTTTGGTACTTTGATTACCCGTTGGCGCAGCTTCTTCCCCCGCACCTGCGTTACCAGGGGTGATGCAGGCTACCCTCCCGGCTGGCCGCTCGCGCCCGAGGAATGACCCAGGTTGCCAGAGACGCGGGCGTAACCCGAAGCTCTGTACAAGGCGCTCAGTCCTACCGGCGATCCTAGACTGTCGACCTTCCTAGGCGTGATGAAAGCGCTCAACATGGAGGTGACAGCGAAGCCGGTTGAGGACGCGCTGGCCGAGTGATCAGATACGGGCTGCCTTTTCAATTCCCCTCGTGCGAAGGAGACGCAGCATGCAATGGGCAATTGTCGTTACAGGGGCATTGTCGGCTGCCTGTTGGTTCGGCTCGGCCGTAGTTACGCCTGATCTGACCGACTCGTACTGGGGCGGTCCTCCCCCGAGCGTGAAAAGGCGGGCCCAAATCGGCTCACTTCTCAATGGTGGGGGCGCGCTGTTCGCTTCGATCGCCATCGGCATTCAAGCCTGGCTCGCTTACAATCAAATTTGA